TCGCGCTGGTTCGACAGGCGCTGGTTTAAATTTGCGTGACCGAATTTTTGCAGCGCCTGTTCCCGGACCTCTGATGAACTAATTTTTATTTGGCTCATAGTTTATACGCCGCACATGCCTTCGCATTCATTGTTGAACATGTTCAGTTGCCCTTTGTCTTCGAGATTGCGGAAATCCACTTCGTCAAGCGGCTTGCATGAGCGGTGCAAAAAGCGTTCCTTTCTAAACGTGCCGCCACTCCGAAATGCGCGGTCAAATTCAACCGCGTCCGCAAATGATTCCGGGTCGTTGATTTTCATCTCACGCCACATGGCGTCATTGTGGAACGGGCATCCGACACACGCTGACTTTGCTAGGACGCGCCCCGGGTAATTGCGCTCAAACCAAGCGAGGCAGTCATGGCGCGACATCTCGGCGTCGATGAGCGGCCAGGTGTTTTGAATCCAGGCGTCGCGTGCTGGCTTCATCCGCACGGCCTCATCCGTGCTTATCCCAATCCACTGGCGCACAACAATTTCCTTCGGGGCGCGCTGGCGAGGCTTCAGCCCGATCAACTCGCGCAGTTTCTTGCGCATCGGGTCAATCTTGTATTCGCGGGTGCATTGGCGCATTGCCATTCCGCCGCCGACCGTAAAGGCGGGGATACACGCAGCGCGCTTCTTGCTTGGGTCCAATTCGGCCAGCGTGTCCGCGCGAATGTCGCCCGCCGTGACGCGATACACAGGAAATGGAAGCTGCGTTTCTAGCCAATCAAGGTGTTCGTAAACGCCCGCTGGCTCCCATTGCGTGTCTGCAAAAATCGCGCAATCCGGCATCGGCGTAAGTTCGCCACGCGCCGCCATCAGCGTCATCACGCTGCTCTGTACGCCAGCACCAAGGGAAATCACTTTTAACATCACCGATTACGTTCCCGCCGCATCCACAAAAAGTACGCGACCAAAAGACCGATCAGCACGGCCGAGATCACCGCGTTGCCTACAGACAAGATAAGGAAATAAGTCAAAACGGGATCTCGTCGTTGAGCTCATCGAAGGACGTGCCTCGGCCTTCGCAATAAGCTTGTGTGTAGCAGCGCAGCGCTTGCAGCCATTCGTCCGGGGTCAGCCCCGGCGTAATCGTGCGACCGATCGAGTCGAGGTATTGTCCCATTACCTTGCCGGCTTCTAGCATCAGCTTGTCTTCGTCAGGTCTCCAGTCCATGTGATACTTAACTCCTTTTTTTGCTTTCGATCGCCAAGCGCCCTGGTGTTGCATGCTGCAAAACCAAAGTTCCGGCGCGTGTAAATTGCTCCAACTCAAGCCAAAACCCCGCGACGGTTTTTTGCACACGGGGCAAAGCTTCATATTTGTTTGACCTCTACGCTAACGACATCGCTAAGCTTATAAAAAGGCTCCAGCTCATCGCCGTACTTCTCTTTGACGGCGCTTGTATCGAGCGTTCGACGAGATATCTTTTTGATGATTGCCTCGTGCGTTGCGCCGACACAGTTCCCCACCTCTTTAATCTTCTCAATGGTCTCTTTTTCCTCGGCCTTCAGTTCTTTGATGCGCGCTCGCAGGGATGCGAGAACGTCAGGTAGGTTTTCATTTTCGCCAGTGCTATTGAGTTGAAATGGATTCGTCATCGCGTGCTCCTTTGTCTTCCCATCGCTCGCCATTATTGAGCCGATAGATCACAGTGTTTGTTGTTTCGTTGGTTTCTAAAACGATGCCGGGGACATACGCACCCCGGAACCGTTGGTCCGGGCAGCCAGCTCGCTGTTCACTTGTCGAGAGAATTTTCTGGTGCCTGTGGCAAAACCAATCGCCATGTTCGACTGCCTCGGACCAACAACATGTGCGGCACGTCCTAGTCGGCGTGGCGCCCTCATGACAGACAGAGTGAAATCCGCAAAACTGTTTGCAGACCCAATTGCCAGGGTTGTCGCTGATCCGAGCCGGCATGATATGCGGCTCTTGAATAATTTGATGCGCTCGATCAACGTACCACTCTGCCGCCTTGCGACTGTAGTTCGTTCTGATCGACTCCCACCGGCGCCCACCGGCCGAAGCCACGACCATGTAGTGACGTTTGTGACCGCGATAGTGCATGTAGCATTGAGCTTGCGCGTAGTACGTTTCGTTCCACGCCTTGAGGACTTGTTTCTCGTCGCCAATATCATATTTCAACTTGCAGAACTTAGCGAAGCCTTGGTCGTTCGTGCATTTAACCTCGAACACATGCCATGTCTTTGGCGCCTGTATCAGCCCCAGGATCTCGCCATCGAGATGGCCCAGGAAGTGTCCGTTTAAATCTGAGACCTCTAATTGTTTGCCGGTCTCCGGATCGCGGTCGATCAGTGTGATGCCAGGAACTCTTCTGATGCGCTCGATCACAAGGTCTTCAGTGCGGTGGCCGTCCGCAAAATTCTTGAGTGTGTCAGCTCCGAACGGCTCTTCCTCGACCATGTGCAGCCGGTAGTAAGATTTGCGCGCACAGTCGCCGATACCACTGATACCCAAGTAAGTGCGGTTAGCTCGCTGGACCTCAATCGCTTCAAGTGCGCTGTCGGCCGCCTCAAGTGTAGGGTCTCTCTTTAGGTCTAGCTTGACCATCATACGTGCCTCATAGAAAAAGAGAGGGCGAGGCTATGCCCCGCCCTTGGTTTATTAAGCATTCCAAGGTCTGGCATCAGTTGCCGGCGCAGTTGGTTGCAGGGGTGCTTCTGTCTGCGCTGGCGCTGGAGCTGCTTCGTAAGATTGAGCTGCAACAGCCGGCGCTACAGCCGGGGCATTGGCGGGGCTGTAACCCGTGACCTCGTTGTACTCTGGGTTGTCCGTTTGGATGTCGATCTCGAGTGTCGCCCGCTTTTGCAACAGGTGATCAGTGTCAGCGATGGTCGTCATTCCAAGCGCACGGCCTAAACTGCTAAGGCGCTCCTCTGCCATCGAGACCGTATTTGGCTTGTCATACCAGAGATAGATTTTATCCCAAACCAGCCGGCCGCTCTCGAGCTTCCATACAAGCTGGAGGTATGAATTGCCCGGTTTGTTCTTCGACTCGACAACTTGAACATCATCGATCTCGGCAACATATGAGCCCGGTGGAACCGGATCATATTTGTTATCTAATGTGCCATCGCTTGGCGCGGTGACCTCGTGATTAAGTGCAACCATGTTTTCTACTCCTTGCTAAAAATTGCTGCCTCGAGTGCATTCCAATCCAGCGGCAGCTCTGCCGGTATCGGATAACGGGACTTAGCGATGAAGGCTGGCGCGGCCTGTGTCTTGATCACACGCTCGCCCGTGCTCATTGCGCGGGTTCGCTTGCGGCCGAAACCTGTGTCGGTTTGCTTGACGGTTGTTTGGTAAGTGCAAAACCCGATCAGATCGCAATGCTCCATCATCACCGCGGAAGCATTTTTATGCGTCTTGATCTCGTATCGGTCGTATGGCTCCGAGTCCGGGTCTTCAAATCTTTTGACTTGGCTGTGTGCCAGGATAATGACGATCATATTTTTCTGATCGCGAACCGCATTGATGCCAGACACGAACCGCCGCCATACATCGCCGGCTATCTGGTAGCCTTTGCCATAGCCTGGATCTTCAATGTGCTTCCACTTGTGCGCCTCGCACACATGCTTGTAGACAAGCGGCTCAAGCCAATCGAGAGAGTCGATTACCAATGTTGAGTAATCGTGATCTTCTTTAATGATCATTTCGAGCTGCGCTTCTACATCCGCGTACGTGTCCGGACGTGGCAGCCGATCAGCTCCGACAATGTCTGCGCCGTCTTCAGTTTGAATAAAGATAGGCTTGGGCGCGCTTGCCCCGAATGTCGTTTTACCGACTCCCGGCGGCCCGTAGGCTAACACCCTTGGTGATTTAGTTGCGGCCCCACTGACCACATCTTTAAGCGATACCATTATCAATTGCTCCTTTAGTTGGTTAACAATCTGCTCTGCTTCGACTCTTCATAATCTTTGATCATCACCTGCACCCCACTGACCTCGTCGCTCCAATAGCTGCGCAGGTCATGGATGTAGTGATCGTTCTCAACCACTTGGATTGCCTCGAGTAGATCGAGCACCGCCTTATTCACGTTATCGATATCTCGCTTGCGCTTGTCCGGGCGCCCAACGGCCAGCTCCATTGCGATGGGATAGTCGATAGGTTTGGCGGGTGTGGTTTGTGACCGTAAAATGCGCGAGGCTTCGTCAGCCCACTCGGCGTACACCTTCGTCCGATACATGCGGGGTCCGCTAAACCGCCACAGGCGATTGACGCTTGGGGGGTAGGGCAGCAACAATGTGATCATGCAACGATGTCTTCGTTGTATTGCACGTACGCCCGGTAGTGATCGTTCAAAGCCACCTGACCCTGAGTCGCTTCAAAGACAGCATGGACATTTGCCGGTCGCGGCATGATGCGGCCCTCCGACCACTTCATGACGGTGACCCTGCTCACGCCAACGCGCTCTGCGAACGCGGTGTATGTCAGGTCTTTAGCTTTTAGGAAGGTTTTCAACAGCATCCATCGCGGCCTTAATTAGTATGTTGGCGTACACTTTTTGTACGTGTCATCCCGTACTAAATCCTGTAGTGTTAAAAATCAATTAAAAAATTAATGTGCTCTGATCAGGGGACGATTATGGTTATAAAGAACCGCATTGCTGAGTTAGCTCAGAATGCGCGCATGACAGGGACTGAGTTAGCTCAGCGCCTTGGCATTGATCCACACAAAGCGCGCAGATACATGCGCGGTGAAACGCCGCTGAAAGCGGACCTCGCCGCGCAGATAGCGGAGATCTTTGGCGTAAGCGTCGAACACGTTATGGGGTTGGGCGGCTCGGACGATCCAGGCAAGCAATCCAAGCTGCCACTATACGGCACGGCACAGGGCGGCGTGGGGTCTGACATATCCGACATGAGCTACGCGATAGATCACCTAGATCGACCGGGCTTCCTTAGATCTTCACCGAACGCATACTGTGTGTATGTAACTGGCGAATCGATGGAGCCGCGCTACTACGCCGGCGAGATCGTTTACGTGAACCCGGCGCGGCCGATTCGTCGCAATGATTATGTGGTCATTCAAACCCATGATGACGATGGGCATCACGCTATGATTAAGCGCTACATCTCTGCGTCAGATGACAAGGTAGTGCTCGAGCAAGTCAACCCGGACAAGCGCATCGAGCTTGATAAAGATGCGGTCGAGGGAATTCACTTTGTCCAAGGCTCGTTCATAACTTAGTTGACGAGAGTACATTTTATGTACTAGACCGGACACTCTTTGTACTAACTAGAGGAGTGTCTCATGGACGCAAAAGAAATTTCATTTGGAATAGTGGCTGCGGTTACCGTCGCTGGCGCCTTTTATTTATGGACGTGGGTGGGCTGCGCGCTAGTCGATAGTTGTTGGAATGGGCTGACGATATCGATCAGTGAGTATCAGCGATGAAGGGCGTCTTGTTGACTGTGAGCGAAACGGCTCTTGAGCTGTTTGGCGAAAACACCCAAAGCAAGCGCCGAATAGTGAGGCGCCTAATTGAAGATGGTCAGCTCAAAGCACTGCCGCACCGATCAAGCTACTACGTGCCGGCTGCGCAAATTCAAAAGATGCGTGGCGAGAATGTCGGAGTGTGATTACTGCCACGGCAATCATTATGTCGTGATGTCTGATAACTCCACGATCAATTGCCCGAAGTGTTCCGAAGTATCAATTGTCGAGTCTGACCGAAAAATTGACAGGGGGTTTGTATTAGATCGCGCTAAAGCGTTGATCACCGGAGAGCGCGCCAAAGAGCATGGCGAGGCATCGGTTACCTTCAGCAAAATTGCCGAGCGCTGGAGCTCTTTGCTCGGGTGTGAGGTAACTTCGAAAGATGTAGCTTTGATGATGATCGAATTGAAAATTGTGCGCAGCAAACAAAATCCCAACGCCGAAGATAATTACGTTGATATTGCCGGTTATGCCGCGCTGGGGGCTGAGCTTGACTAGCTCAGCTCCCCACTAATCTCATTATACAATAACGAAATCATGGCATCGAGCGAGGGGTATTCCTTATCGGAATGTTCCGCGAGCACTTGCCTGCACTCATCATACAAATCCATGATTCCAATTTCACCATTGGATTTAATCCTAAGCTTGCGCTCGATCTGACGGCTCAGGTCTGAAGGCGGTGTTGTGGGTAATAATTTCAATTCTGTAGACATGTGCGACTCCTCTAATCGCAAAGTCGCACATGTCGAAAAAAAAAAAACGATTAAAATTTACAGCTATTTTTTAACTGCTTTTTTGCCATTTCGTCAATTTTCGCGGCATCGATAATTTGTTCCATACTTTTCGAATTTTCGGTTAGCTGTGACATTTCTTGTAGTGCTTCAATTAATCCGTTTCGTTGTGCGAGACGGACGTTTTTCTCAACCCCAAATTCGAGCCACTCGCGCACGGAAATATTGGTCAAACATAGTACGCTATGGCGCTTGTCTTCGCTAAGTTGGTGTCTCTCGACAAATCCGCGATCAATCGACTCGTTAATTATTTTTTTGCACGTAGCCAAGCTCTTGTTTTCAGCCGAACGCATTAAATCGACCACCTCTCCAAGTCGCCGACCAACGATTCTTGAATTGTAGGTACAAACAGCTTGGCCTAAAGAGGCGAGAAGCGCGTGAACCAACATGACATGGGTATAAGATCTAGAAAAAAAGACTTTTGACTCGGCTCCATGTCCATTGCTTCGCCAATGAAGTAACTCGACCATAAAAGCTGCGTAGGCGCGCGTATACTCCAGCTCTATGCAATGCCTGTTCTCTAAGAGGGCGTCCATAAAATTTGGATTTTGTTTTGCAAATTGAGGCATGATCGTCTCCCTAACCAAACGCCGCTTCAAACTCTTCGGAGAGTTTGGCATCGCGTTTCTTGTTTTCCATCCAGTGCGCGTAAGTCCTTCGAGTGAAGTCAATGGAACTATGCCCCATCAGATACGTGACCGTGGCATCGGGCTTATCCAGTACAAAGAATAAAACACTGGCAAAATAGTGCCGAAAGTCGTGCAGTGTGATTGCCTCGACGCCAGCATTTTTGCAGCCAACCTTTACACCGCGCTCGCGCCAGTTGTCGGTCGATGCAATCTCGCCTGTGGCACTCGGGAAAACCAGATTTCGGCACCGTTGCTGTTGAGGCTGCGCCATCTTCCACTCGCGCAGCTCCTGTGTCAGAGTAGCTGACAAGTTGATGTCCCGGAACCCAGCGTAGGATTTCGGATCCCCCAGCTTGCCACATTTTTTACGAGCCATAACGACACGCACAATTTTCTCATCGAAGTCGATATTGTCCCACGTCAGGACGCAGAGCTCGCCGGCGCGCAAGCCGGTTGACGCAGCGAACTTTAACAACAACCGGTAGCGCTCCGGAGCTGCCGCAATAATCGCTTCGATCTTCTCTTTCGAAATGCGCTTAGCTTTCTTGCTAACCGCTGACGATTTTTTCGGTAAAGATAATTCCGAGCCGGGGTTCACATTCACCGCGCTGGCTAAAACGCCGAACGACAGGATCTGTTTAAAGATTACTAAAATGTTGTGAGCCGTCTTGTGAGCTCTGCCGTCTTGGATTTGCGGGACGATCTGCAACGATAATTTGCCGGCATGCAATTCTTTGACGATTGCATCGGCGAGCGGCTTACCATCGAGCTCCATTCCCTTGAGGTGCTCGATGGCCTTGCGCTTGTTGGTCACCTCGCCGCTGCCGATCTCGTCCCGACGCACGCGATCCTCGCAGTGCTCGAGGAAACTATCGCACAACCGTGCGAACGTGGGCGAGGTACGCGGGTTGATGTAGCCAGAGTTCTCGTGCTCAGCAATAGCGGCATCATATTCTTGCTCAGCTATTTGCTTCGATTGAAAGCCGGGTTGACCGCCGCCAATCTGGCGCAGATCGATAACCCACTGTTTACGAGTTTTTGAAAAATGTGTTTTACGTGCCATGAGGGTGCTCCTGTTTTCTGTGTGAAAACGATTTCTCAAGTACAGTTATCGTACATTTAGTGTACGTGTACAAGCACAAAACGACTGTCAGGTTATTTGTGAGGAAAGCTGTTTGTGAGGAATCTGTGAGGAAACGCAAAAAGCCGCCCCGAGCGGGGCGGCGTTTTTGGCTTCCAGCTTTGGTTGCGGGGGTAGGATTTGAACCTACGACCTTCAGGTTATGAGCCTGATTCCGGGCCATAATAATATCAATGACTTACCAGAAATTGGCAGAAACCTAGGGACTGTAGAGGATGGCAGTGTACTCATCTGGACCTAAGTGGACCCCCTATCTGTGAGCAATCTGTGAGGTAACCTGACAGTCGTTTTACTTTCGCTTGCGAGCTAGGTTACGAGCTCGAGACATGATGCTCAGATTCCCAGGTGAGTTGTCAAGCGCGTTGCCGTTACGATGGTCAACGTCCTTGCCATCACCCTTCCGTACTCGGCCGGCCTTCATCATTTTATAGCGCGCTCGATTGCGTGACGCTCGCTTGGCTTTGCGTGTGACCGACTCGGCAGCGTACTCGGCTTTGTAGTTTCTCATCTAATCCTCATGATCAATAATTGACACCGTCCCGTCTGCCTCGACATAAGCTATTCGCACGCCTAATTTTTTTTGAAGCTGCGATCGTGGCCGATAAATTCGAGAAGGCTTCGAGCGGGCTGTGTTCACACGTTTGTTGTCGGCCTTGCTGTCGAGCAGCAAAATCTCGCCGTCCTGTCCGACAGCTACAATGTCAATCGGTGAGTCGTGATTGATCACCGGTGAAAATGCCCAGTACCTGTTCTCGAGCAGATACTGGGCAAGGCGCAGCTCGCAGAGGGCGCCGGTAAAGCGCCGGCTATCCGCGAAGTCTTCGGGCAAGGCGCTCAGCCCTCTGGCCGACTTGTTTTGCCCATCGGCTGTCAAGGGCTTCAGCGGCGGCGAGGTCATAGTCTTGAGCTTCAAGCGCCGCGATCATGTTTTGAAACTTGGCGAGATTTCCTGGCCCCATGTTGAAGCACATTTCAGTCAGTACGTCCCGCCGGCGTTGTGACAACCAACTCCACACCTCGGAGCCGACCACACGCTCGGCCGCTTCCTCGAACCGCTCGATGTCACTCATCAGCAGAGCCTCAGCCTCTTCCTCAGTGATGCCCGAACCGGCTACCTCCGGATCAATGAGACGGCCGTAGCCGATCGTAAGATGTCCCCGGCTGCAACGATATGCCGTGCGGCTGAAGCCTTCTCCTAGCTTGATCGAGTCTATAAGTTCCTGCGTAATCATCGCGACCTCTGCATGTTCTCGCGTGACACGCCCTTCCACTTCTCAGCCGTTCTCATCCCGCCCAAACCAAGTAGCGCAAGGGTCAATGACATCAATCCCTCTGTTTGAATAAACGGCAGGTCGATGTCGGCACCCGACAGAGCGATGCCCCACACTGCAACCGGCTGCAACACGAACTGCCACGCTAAGCCGAACGCGCATATCCACATGATGGCTGGTCGTGCGCCAGCAATAAAAATGGAAGGCGACTTCGCTTGCTCGATGTTGGCTTGAGCCTGTGCGAGGTCGAGCGCAATCATCTGGCTTTTGAGCTCGGCGTTAAGTTTCGTTTTGAGATCTTTGTCTTCGACAAATTTGTCTAAGACCTTGCCGGCGACTCCGACAACGCTGTCTACAAGTCCGAGCATTACTTTCCCCTCCATTCGCGCATGACTATGCGCAGACGATAAATGACGATGACAAGCGTGACTGCGACCACGCCGAACTGCATCCAGCTTTCAACTAATTGAAGCCACC